GTATATGTATTTTGTACATTAGCATTCCTTTTCATCAAATAAGGATATTTTTTTGAATCTACCTTTAAAATTCTTCTCTTAACTTTATAAGTAATTTCGGGAATTAATTGACCTTGACCCCTAATGGAAAAACTATACCTACTTAATACATCAGTAACTATAGAATCCTTCTCAACTAATCCAGTATCAATAACAGTTAATGGATCACCAACTCTAAAATTATGAATATCAAAAGTTGTTACATCATACGTATAATTTGAAATATCTTGAAGAATAAATGATTCCAGACTATAAGTATTAGCAACATTATCAATCCAATTATCTCTTCTATTCGTAAATGAAGATATTCCTAATGTTTTGATTTTTGCGGTATCATTTTTAGAAAATAGATATGTTTTATCTGGTATTACAACATCATCAAGAACTGATCCAATTCTAACTGTAATTGGATTAGAAGTATCGATACCAGAATAACCATAAGCATCGACATTTAATCTAATTTCTGATGCTGTACCAATTCCACTTTCTACACCATCAATTACTCCAAAGAATTGTGTTACTGACTTTGATGTATAAGTTACTATTCCAGTAGTCCCAGCAGAATAATTTAGAAATAATTCTCCAGTAGTGGGAAATCCAACAGTAGAATCCACATCAAGAGTAGTGGCTCCTGTACCAACTGTAGTTATTAATAATGTTTTTGGATGAACAGAAAAATCTCCATAAATCGTTCCATCTAAAATAAGATCTTTATTATAATCTGCATCAAAACTTAGTTTAAAATATTCCTTTCCACCTATCCAAATTCTTTCTACATCAGTAATAGATGCATAAGAATTTGTAATTTCATAATCTGGATAGGCATTTTGATATAACGTATTATTTAAAAGATCTAATGGATCTCCTGAAATTGGTTCAACAACCAAATCTTTAGTTCTTCTCCATCCTGCATCTGAGGGTCTAAAAAGATAATCCCTTGGCTTAATAACATCAACTTCTTGAGCATATAATGCTTTAAAAAGAATCTTAAATGATTCATCAGTTCCCTTTGAATTATAGAAATCTTTTGATTGTTTAATAAAAAGATTTTGATTTAATTCGGGAGTTAATGAGTATTCTCTACCAGAAAGTCCTGGTATAAATTGTTCTTTAATCTTTTCTAAAAATTTATTTAAGAATAATCCACTTAAATTATAAATAATGGCATTTTCTGAATGTTTCTTAATTTCAGAAGTAGAAAAAATAAGTTCTTCTGGTTTATTTGGTGTTGAATATGAAGTTACACCACTAAAACCTCTTACACATCCCAAAAATGATGTTTTTGTCTTACTTGTATATGTAATTATCTCATCATCAATCTTAATAAGACCATATCTATCCGGAAATCCATCAGTAAATGTAGGATACTTTACAGATATTGTTGTATCATTATAACCAATATCTTCTAATAATATAGTAGAATCAAATTTATCAAAAATCTTATCTAATTTAATATACTTATCAATATTCTGGATTATATCAGATCCTGAACCTTGATATTCTTGAGAAAGATAATATTGTTTTATAAAATCCACAAGAAGTGGATCTTCATCAATAATATAAGACGGAAATTGATTTTCAACGATAAATTGTATCTTAACCCTAGTATCTGACATATCTTATCTAATTAAAGTTCCGTTTGAATAGCTTGATGATACATGATAATTTGTTCCCGCAGTATTTGCTCCAGATGAAATTCCATCTTGAAGCATTAGAATAGTAAAGTTATTCATATCTAGTTGTAAAAATAAGTCCTGCGGTCCAATAACATCATTAGAATAAGGCATAGTTGATATTTCAATAAGAGGAACTCCCCTTTCAATAACTGTTGAAATTATATTGATAGGATATAATTTGATTTCACCTTTTATATAATCAATTTCTCCAACGTTTCTTTTTACAATTTCTGGTTGAGTCGGGGAAGATAATCTAAAGAGATTAATAGATCCAGATTTACCATCTGAATTTGGAAGATCAGAAAGATAAACAATACCACCAATTCCACTTACAGTAAATCCGGATGATTTAATATTATATCCACTCATACTACGAATATGGAATCTATTACCATAACAAATTTCATAATCAGCAAAAGTATTTACTGATGCTTTTAAATCTCTCCTAATAGTTATATTAGTAATATTAGAGGTAATTGCTTGATAACTATTATCAATTAAAGTTAAGAATTTACTATATTTAAATCTTGCTCCAAATCTATTTAATTCTGTCGAATCGGAATATGCCGTAATATTTGAAAGAATTGCATCAGATGCAACGTCTGGTGTTGGTACTAAATTAGTATTATAATAAACTTTTGAATCTGCTTCAACGTAAAGATACTTAAGATCAACTATTTCTGGAACAATACCAGCAACAGTATATTTCTTAAGTTCATTCTTAATATTATCTTTAGTTAAGTTTGAAAGATATCTATCATTATTAGGTTTAATGCTAATATAAACTTTTCCATATTGTGGTGGAACTAAATCTTCACCACCATAAACTGAAACTGATTCAGTTTCTGCATAAATGGAAGGAATTAGAGCCTCATAATCTACTGTAGTTACTGCTCTATTCCTTGATGCGTATATTCTAGATGCATATTTTTTAATTGATTCTACACCTTCAATACTTGATCCGGAATGAGAGGTTTGACTTGTGGTAAGTAAAGAAATACCAGTAGTTATTATTCTATTACTTTGATCAGCTAGTGTTCCAGCATAACTAAATTTAGAAAGATTATTAGCATCTTCACCATTTGAAATATTATAATCTATCATAATATAATTTGGAGCTTCAAGTTCTATTCCAAATATACCATCACCAAAAATTAATTCATACCTTTCATTTTCAATTTCTTGTATAAAATATATTGCCGATTCTGAATTAATATCAAATAAACTATCTGCGAGTTTATATTCTCTTGTAACTGTAGAATAATTATTAGGTTTTACAGTTACATTTATTAAACTTGTATCGATACCAGAATTCTCAAGAATAAATCTTTGTTTTGGATTGAATGGATCAATTGTAAAATTCTGTGTAACACGTACTCCTTCATAAACAGTAATATCATTAAATTGTGCAATATTATTTGCTACAGAAACTGTAATATCTTCAGGTATAGTAAATGAATAACTTTGCGATCCAAATGGACTTGTATTACATACAATACCTTTTTTTAAAGTTAAAGTTACTGGTTGATTGATAAAATTACTAGTATCAACAAAAAATGATATCACTGCTCTTGCAGATTTTCTTGATCTTGGAACATATCCAATATTCCTTGCAAGAGAAATGACATTCTCTCTTAAAGTTGCACTATCAAAAAATACTTCATTTGATACCATATTGGCATTATATGAAGTAATATACGTATTATATGCAAGAACATCTATAATCGTTGATAGATTAGAACCTTCAAAATCATAATCAGTAAAAGTTGAATTCGATCTAAGATAATCTTTAATCGAAACTTTTATTTGGTCAAAATCTAAATTAGCAAAATTTACTAGGGACATTATCGTGTTGGTTGTAAGGCATATGACAATTGTTGAGGCAATACATCAATTCCAATAATATTATAATTTATAATTGCTTCAAATTCTCCAGAATCATAATTTGGAATTATAGAAACAAAATTAAGACTAACTCTTGGCTCATAATTTTTAATTAATAATTCAATTTCAGTCTTAATTGAAGATGCTGTAAGAGTATCAACATTTTCAAAAAGGAGTGCGGTTACATTAGAACCAAGATTTGGTCTAAAAAACTTTTCTCCTTTTTGTGTATGTACTAAATTACGAATAGAACGAGCAATAGCAGTCTCATTTTTAATTGCAATAATATCAGTGGTCAATGGATTGACCTGAAATGAGGCGCTAATGTCTTTAAAAGCTTTACTTATCCGTTCTACCGGCATTATAATTTAAGAAATTAGGAATCTGTTTTATTTATTACTAATAATTAACTAAAATTCAGCTAGAGGGACAGATTCTCCTTCAGTATCATCATAATCCCAACCTTCAATGTCTAAAATTGGGTCATAAATCTCTTTTTGGACTCCTAAATCACGTTTTTTAGGTGTTAAATCATCATTTGAGATTTCCCTAAGGAATTTTTTATCGTGATTTGTCATGTTTTTAATTTTTTTCATATATTATTAGTTATATGCATAAAAAAAGAGCATTTTACTGCTCCTTAAATATTATTTTTTATTTACCTTGCCCTCGATATAACTTTTTTTTGTGATTTCGAGAGGTGGACGCATATTTTGTGTGTTTACCTGTCCCTTGACGTGATTTTTTTGGTGTTGATTCAATTTTTCCTTCAATACTACTATAAAGTGCCATTAATTTTTAGGTTCCTCCTTAATTATAGGTTCAAATACAAGATTCATAATATCTTCTGCGGTAATACTTCCTTTTTTATTGAAAGTATCAATTCCCCATTGAGTAATAGTGTGATTTTGTTCTTCTGAAGTAAGATTTTCTTTTAATACTTTACCATTACTAACTAAATTATAACGCATTTCTGCTGTTTTTTTAGATTCTTTCTCCTCCCATTCTTTATATTCCTTTTCTTGTTTTTTTATAAAGTTTTGTTGTAATTCTTCTCTTTTTTTATCTTCTTCTATTTTTCTTTCTTCTATTCTTACTTGTCTTTCTGCTTCTATAAAAGGATCTGAAGAATTACAACCTTTACATGAATTATCAGTCATAAGTTTAAATTAATTAGTTTTTCTTTTACTGATTCTGAAGTGGCACGTATTCGATAACTAACATTATCTCTACGAGACAATTCGGTAAGGATCTCAGCAGAAAGATCCCATAATTCCGAACTTGCCCTATATTTAATAGGCCAATGAGTTTTTTCGTTTGAAAGTTTTCTCATTGCTATTTATTAAATAACGCGAGTTTTTTCGTGCCCTACTCTAATACGAGGATCGCACCAAATCTCAAACCCTTCCTCTTTAGCATCTAAACAGAAACTAACATCTTCCCCACACATATCTTGCACATTACCAGACTCAAATACTTGCATCTTTGGTGCAAACCATGGATACTCAAGATTCTCAAATACTCCATTCTTAATCATTACCCACCCAAATCCAGTGTAATCAACCGTAAATGGCTTCTTACGCTTACTCATTGATTCACATGTTTCATGATTCATAACTCCACCATTCTTGCGGAAATCATCTTCCTCTAACCAGTGTGCAACTGACGTGGTTTGTCCGTCCTCAGTAGCATACCAGCCACCTACAATTTCATTCTCTGCTTGCTCTACTCCTGCACTATCTGGTCCAGGTACTGCTAAATCACATAATTGCCAGAACTTCTCTGTATTAAAGACAATATCCGAGTCAATCCATAGTTGATAATCATACTCTAATTTACCATCCCAAGGTATTTGCTTTGGTCCTCGTAGTACATTAGCACCTAAACACTTACAACGTGCAAAGTTAACCATACTACTATAATCTTGACTGATCTGAATACTCATTCCATTTTGTACCATGTCAAAACATAATTGTACAAAATTCTTTAGGAATATAAATGAACATCCCCTTCCAGGTAAACAAAATACAATTGTTTTACCTTTCATTCTTGCTTTAATAGCTTCAATGTCCCATTCTGCCTCTTTAGGCTTGGGTGTGTTTGCTTTAACTGTAAATCCTTTTGCCATAGTTTTAATAAACCTTCAGTTCAATTATATCAGTTTATTTATTACTTGTCAATTATATTTTCTGCTGCATTATCTTCGGGTTTCACTAATATGATGGACCCCCACTTGGTTCCTTATATCCTTCTTCATTATATCCATTCCCTTTCTTATCTACTACAATTCTTTCATAATTTAAATCTTTTAATTCATAATCTGTCTTTATTAATTCTAACATATTCTGTAACATATCCCATTTTTCATCAAATTCTTTTTTATTTAATGAATGATATAAACATTTCTCCTTTGCATATATGTGATATTGATACTCCCTAATCGTCATATTCCTCCTTAAGATGCCCATGCATTATATATCAATAC